TCGCGACGCGAAAGCTGACAACCCACACTCAAAATGAATCCTTACTCTAATTGTTGTGGGGCAGAAACATTTTATACTGAACTTGGTATGTGCCCCAAATGTTTAGAACATTGTGAATTTTTATACGAAGAAAAATGAAAACATCATATCCCGACGAACCCATCCACGACTACAAAGAATGGAGAGAGTGGATTACAAAGCAAGTAGTAAACGCAAACGAAAGGCGTGTACTTGAGGACTTTAAGCAGTCAATCATTAACGCAAGAACTAAGAAGTCATGAGTAATATTTCTACTGAGTTAACAAACTTCTACGGCTATACTGTTATGGCCGTTAAAGGCGAAGACTTAGATATCGGAGGTTGTGTGTTAACTGCTCCGGGATTAACGGCTTACGATCTCGCTCACAAGTACGAGAAGACTATTACGTTATTAGTTGATGGGCGATACATTGGCTTCGCTTCTATTGCTTCGGCTATTAATTATATCTGCAAGGCTGAGAGGACAAGTAAGTTAGAAGAGATTACTTGGTGGGGAGATAGGGAAGCTTTGTACTTCTTAAAGTTACAATACTGCATAGGAGGTAAGCACGCTTCACAGTTATTGCCCGACTCCAATCCAAAGAACAGAGAAGTATGGCCAACAAATTCTGCGAAAAGAAGGTATCTTTCTCGTTGTTTTGGTCGTAAGTTACCGCGTTCTAAATTCAATTATGCAATTCAAGTTAAACCCCTAAATCATTAAACATGGGAATATCTAAAATAAAGTCCACTCAAAACAGTGGCGACTATCAGAGTAAGTTTGACGGCTCTACTATGTACACATCGGAAGTAGAACTCGAAGACGGCTCTGTAGGAGTAGTATCTGCGAAGACTATTGACAGATGGAGCGTAGGCGACGAAGTTGAATACACGCTTACAGCCACAAACCACGGAAATAAGTTAAAGCTAACACGCCCTAACGCAGACTTTAGCGGTGCAAATGCTACCTCTACTTCTAATTCCGTTGATCGATACCACGACAAAGATGCAAAGCGTCAGTCTCTTATTATGAACCAGTGGGCTATACGTTTGGCTATGGAGTGGGAGATGAACCTTGCTCCACCGGATAAGGTAAACGTTAGACAAGCTATTCTCTTAGCTCAGAAGTTAAAGGCTCACGCCCTGGACTTAGAGAACGCAGATACATCAGTGCCGGAAGTGGTACTTGAAGAAAAGCCCTTCTAATGAAAAAGCACAAAAACGATTTTAAAGAGTTCATAGGAAAGCATTACGGGACACAGACCCGGATGGCGAACTCTTTAGGTGTAACGCCTGAGACTGTAAGGTCTTGGATTGTAAAAAATCCAAGGGGCATTCTTAAGCATACACCCGAAATAGTAAAAGAAAAAAACATAACGGCTTCGCAAGTCGTTTGGGAAGTCATGCACCACGAGCGTTATTTGCAAGCATGATAGACTACTTTACTTTCTCTACTGAGGACGCAAACCGGTACGGTGTGGATGGGGCGATACTGCTCCACCACATCCGTTACTGGGTGTCTAAAAACGAGGCTAACGATAAGAACTACCACGAGGATAGGTATTGGACATATAATAGTTCTGCGGCCTTCTCTAAGCTTTTCCCTTTTTGGACTGCTCGAAAGGTGGGTAGGTTGCTTATCAAGTTAGAAGAAGAAGGTGCTATCCTATCCGGTAACTATAACGACAAAAGATACGACCGTACTAAGTGGTTTACTTTGTCGGATGCAATTACCGAATCGGGTAACATCCATTTGACAAATATGGTAAATGCAAATACCAAATCTGTCCAACCTATACCAGATAACAACCAGATAACTACTCAGATAACTACACAAAAAGAGGTGGTTCTTCCTTTTGATTCTGAAAAGTTTATGGAGTTTTGGCTAATATGGAAGCAATACAAGAAGGAAGAGCATAGATTTGCTTACAAGTCTCTCGTCTCTGAACAAGCCGCACTAAAGAACCTCGCAAAAATATCAAACAATAATGAAGCAAAATCAATTGAACTCATCGAACACGCCATCGCTCAAGGGTGGAAAGGAATCTACTCTACAAAAGAAAGAAAGGGAGATAACAAATTCGACGCTGACGAGTATCGCACGTATATCGAGTCGCTCTAATATCACACCTTCTCAAGCCTGGACGTTAGGTACGAATGTAAGGTCGGCATTCAAGCACTGCCCTAAACAAACTCACGCCTGCCTAACGGCTCTACTCAAGGGGACGCTTGACTACTTAGACTACAACAAGACGATACGTCAAACCGAACATATAATAGAAGCAGTTGACCATTTGATAAGCGAGTTCCCAGCTATGAAGATGGAAGAGTGGAGGTGCATCATGATGAACTTTAAGACCGGTAAGTACGGCAAACAATTTGAGAGGCTTATGCTTCCCGAATTGGTAGAGGCGTTTAAGCATTACGAAGGGGAGAGGGCAGAGAGAAGGGAAGCGCAATGGAAGCAAAAGAAAGAAGAACCATTCGAACCCCTGAGCGAAGAACAACGCCACCTATTTAAGAAACTAATAGAGGACTTAAACCTACCCGAACCAGACACAGACGAGAAAGGAAGGTGGAAGCATATAGTACACCCAAACACCCCCGAAGAATGATAGACCTAACGAACGAGGATAACATGGAGTTAATGGCTCGTTATCCTGACAACTATTTTGAGTTAGCTATTGTTGACCCTCCTTATGGTATAGGTGGTGGAACAAAAAAAACTGGCGGACTAAGTAAAAAAAATAGTATGACTAAATTTAAAAAACAAAATAAAACAAAAGGTTGGGATGATGAGATACCAACAGATAAATATTTTACAGAGTTATTTAGGGTTAGTAAAAATCAGATTATTTGGGGTGGAAATTATTTTTTAGACAATCTAAATAGTAGTAGGTGTTTTGTTGTTTGGGATAAAATGACTTATGTTCCAACTATGACACAAATTGAATTAGCTTATACAAGTTTTAATGAACATTCAAAATTAATAAAAATAAATAGCAATCAATTAGACAGAACACATCCAACACAAAAACCTGTTAAACTTTACGAATGGCTTTTAATGAATTATGGTAAAGAAGGTGATAAGATATTAGATACACATTTAGGTAGTGGCTCAATAGCTATCGCTTGTCATAATTTAGGTTTTGATTTAACAGCTTGTGAATTAGATAAAGAATACTATGAAGCAGCGTGTAAGAGATTAAAACAGCACCAAGCCCAGCTAACAATTTATGACGAACTAAAACAGAAGTAAGATGACTGATAAAGAAGAAAACAATTACCTCCACGCCATGGTAGGTTCTTATATGCGAAGCTTCGCTATTGAAACGATAACGCACTATTTAACCTCGAAAGGATTAGACACCTCAGAGATTACGGAAGAGTATCTTGTCGAACAATTAAACAAATGGAAAGATGGATGACAAAAAGCTAAGAAAATCTATACAAGGGATATTGAGATATGCAACCACTTACGACCAAGACTTCAACGCTCCAAGGATCGGCGCGATAGATAAAATCGTACAAGTATGCAAGCAATACCATGAAGAGAAAGATAAATAGTTTTGCACAAAATTTGTAAACAAAAGATATAGTTCTTATATAGTCCTTTATGGTTGGACTTGTTATTGCTATGGTAATCCTTGCCTTCGTAGACGTAGGCGTAGAGTATTACTTATATGATGGACTCAGAGTTAACGAGATGATAATTGCGTTACTCGGTATTCTTTACATACTATCGTGAAACGCTCAACCATAGTCAAGAAGCTCGACAAGATATTCAGCATATGGATAAGGTCTAAAGACGCAGACCACGCAGGGATGGTAGATTGCTATACGTGTGGCGTTAGTAAGGATTGGAAGTACGAGATTGACGCAGGACATTTTCAGTCAAGGGGCAAGTACGCAACACGTTGGAACGAAGATAACGTTAAGCCTCAGTGTAAACGGTGCAATGGATTTCGCGGAGGGGAGCAGTATCAATTTGCACTTCGATTAGGAACGGACTTAGCCGACGAACTCGTACTACTAAGCAACCAACTGGCAAGATTTACTAACGATGAGTTGTTAGAAAAGATTAAATACTACACTAAATTAGTTAAAGAACTATCGTAACTATGAGCGTGGTACAAAAATACATACGCGAGAACTACGATTCTATTATCGAGATATCGAGAGTCATAACCAGCGGAAGGAAACCAGACTACGAAGACTTAGCCCACGAAGTTATCCTTATGGTATTAGAAGCGGACAGAGAGAAGATGCAAGCGATAGTTAAAAAGAAGCAGATGCGGTACTGGATTATCCGCCTTTGCATAAACAACTACCGATCTACAACAAGCCGCTACCATTACAAATACAGAAAGCCAAAGGAACGCCATCGCAAAGCATCCGAACACCTGAAGCACATCCACGAGTTAGACGATATCGAGTCTAAGAAGTTTAACGAAAAGGTCTTAGACTTTATACAAAGGCAACTAAACAATGTGGAATGGTTTGAGAAGAATTGTTTTTCTATATATTACGGCGATGAGCATAGCCTAAATTCTATGGCGAAAGAAACAGGCATAAGCAGGAATACACTTTACCGAGCTATTTGCGACGTAAGAAACTACATAAAAGATGAAGTTAAAAAGCAAGGGTTTAGGAGATAAGATAGCCGCCGTAACAAAGGCCACAGGAATAGAGAAAGTAGTAAAGACTTTCTTCGGCGAAGACTGCGGATGCGATGAGCGTCGAGATAGACTAAATAAAATGTTCCCAAGCCGGAGCATTACACAAATGGACGAAGAACAATATACCTTTTTTAGAGACGTTCTTCAACCGGCCTACCGAAGCCATCAAACCCTCAAAGGCAAGGACTCCGATTTCTTTTATCAAATGTATAACGACATTTTTGGAAAGAATCAAAAGAAGACAAAGTGTACTTCTTGTAATAAAAATATGTATATTGAACTTCTCAAGGTTTACGAGTCAAGTTGCACAAATGAAGATACTGCCTAACCCTATATTAATGGTCGGAGCATTAGCCATAGGAAACGAAGAGTACCACCGAGGCAAAGCCATCGCACACTGTATGCGAGGGGTTAACCGCTTAGGCGTAAAATGGACAGACCTACAATCGCGCGCCCGGATCGTGACTGGGAAAC